ATTCCGTATTACCATATTGATGCTCTATACCTTCATTGCTATCAAATTCAAAATCCATTTTTGGTGTCAAAGATTTACCTTCATCTATAATGCGATCCACTAAAACCATCACTTCTTCTGGAGGAGCGTCACCCGTGCTATCAAAAAAGAATATTTTCTTCTTTTTAATGTTAATAAACATTGAAATCCAATGCTCACCTGGTTTATTATGCGGATCTGTATTAAATATAATACCAATCTTTGTTTTACCTTTACTTATTTGCTCTTTAACGCTAAAATTACATAATTCATCCCAAACACACTCGCCATATAATTTTCTGGTATCAAAATCTATAGGAGATGGTCCAATAAAATCAAAACATTTATACGCTTTTTCATATTGTTTCATAACACTCATAATATCTACACTTGATAACCATTCATTTGGATTTTTCTTCCATTCTGGAGGGGATTCTGGAGCAAATGAATCTGCTACATCACTATCTACTTTCCCAAATGCGGCTTTTTGTTTTAACCAACAGGATTCCTTATTACAAACGCGTCCTAGATACTTACTAATTTCAGCATGAATTTCTTTTGGTGAACTGCTTTTAATCTTTGCATCTGGGTGGCGAGCATTCCATAAATCTCTTAATTTAAACAATGATTTATTTGTATAACAAGAAAACTCGTTTATTTCTCCTTTTGGTTTTGGACTGCAATTCAATTTGGCTAATTTAACTTCTTTTTTTGATTTTATATTACCACGACGTTTTTTTGTTTTATTATGGGTGGACCTATTTTTCTTGCGGTATGTCTTCATATATATATCCACCTTTAAAAAAGGTGGAGCCAAAATTATAAATCCGCCTTTAAAAAAGGTAGAGCCAAAATTATAAATCCGCCTTTAAAAAGATTTTGGTTATACCTTTCTCAAAGGTATAGTGGAGCCAAAATTATAAATCCGCCTTTAAAAAGATTTTGGTTATACCTTTCTCAAAGGTATAGTGGAGCCAAACTTTTGGTTATACCTTTCTCAAAGGTATAGTGTAGCCAAAATTATAAATATCCGCCTTTAAAAAGATAAATTTTGCTCTACTTTTTGAAAAGTAGAGGTGGATTCAAGATTTTTTTACCTTTTTTTAAAGATGGTTTATCTAAATTAGGCTCAGGAGGCATTTTTATAGAACGAAGCATTTCTTTATCTGCTTCTAAACAATTTTCTTTTTGGTTTACTTCATTTAATGATACATCTGTTATTACTTCATTTTCTTCAGTAAAAACAAATCCTTTATATTCAGATTGCACAAGATCGTTCGTATCCTTTGCTTTCAAATAATGTATACAAGCATTAAAAAAATTATTATATGCATACTTTACATCCGGTAACAAATCATCTGGATCTTCGCCTGATATCATATCTTTAAATAAATTGTATACGCGTTTTTTATACAACTTTCGTTCTTCCTTATTCACTTGTGAGGCTTTTTTGTTATTTACATGAGAATTATACATTTCCTTGTTTAAAAGATAATCTAAAGTAACTTGGTCTACAAAAGCTTGGGACATTTGCCTTTACAAAAGGTTGAGTCAATAATTTCAAAATTTTTCACTAAATTATTAAATCGGTTATGAAACCTGAATAATATGGTTATTCATATATTCGTTACCATGTTTTGAAATAATAAATGTGCGGTTTTCATCTCTCTCTACTTCTTGGCTATCTAAATAACAATGCATGCGAATATTTTCTTCTTCATAATCACTTCCTGCATGTATTGCATCTGCTCTAAATACCAATACATCACCTTCTTTTAATTCTATTTTGGTTGGCTCAATTGGTGTGCCCTTATAAGTGCCTTGAATTACTTTGCTTGAGTTTTCCCATAAATAGATATATGTATTTGGCTGCAATGCTACCAATACCAATAAAGGCACTTGTTTATTGTTACGAATACATGTTTGAAATTCTTCGGTGTTTTCATAATCCATGTGAGCCAATTGTGGTTTACATCCATGTTTTGATTTTATTAATACCCATTTGCTAGGTGTAAGAGAAGTGGAAATATTTTTAACAAACTGGTTCATTGTATCAACAAATTTTTTATTTTGTTTTGTTATTTTCAGATTACATTGACAGCGTTTATTATCATTTCTTTTTGAGTTAAATATGGGCCCAGCATCTTGCAATTGATTTTTGAAATCTTCTAATAAATTTGGATCAAATACAAAAATATTTTTGTAAATAGTATATTCCGGAATGGACATATATTATTCTAGATATTCGCTTTAAATAAAAGTGAAGCAAAAATAGTTTAAAGTTTGGCTCCACCTTTTCCAACATTTGGCTCCACCTTTCCAACATTTGGCTCCACCTTTTCCAACGTTTGGCTCCACCTTTTCCAACATTTGGCTCCACATTTTCCAACGTTTGGCTCCACCTTTTCCAACATTTGGCTCCACCTTTTCCAACGTTTGGCTCCACCTTTTCCAAAGGTGGATTAACATGTTTGCTTCGTTAAATCGCGCACCTGGCATCTTGTATTATTATAGAACATTCCAGTTCCCACTACATTTTTGTCTGGGTTTGGATTGAAGCTTGAAAAGCTGTTTTGTTCAAATAATAGTTCATGTGGGTTTGGTTTTGTTATGGTCTGGAATTTATAATTATATAAATCACTATTACTAGAAGGCACAAATACTGCTTGACTGCACTTTTGGAGTGCATAAATTTGGTTCCTTAATTCAGATTCAGTATTTATATTAGAAGCAAATCCGGACCATGGTGATTGTGTATTTCCAGGATTAAAAACGTTGTGAACATTAAATGTCGGTGCTTGAACTAAAGGAGTTTTTATTTCTTTTCGCGGATCAACAATAGGAAAATAGGAATACTTTGTCATAACCGGTCTTACATCAACATAAGGCTGTAACACTTTGGAAGGAATATTTCTATCATAAATTCGCTCATTTGTTTCTTGATGTATTTGTGCAACACCTTGATTTTCGCAATATGGGTTCATTGATATACATATAGATATTATTTTTCCACATTTTCTAAAGGTGGATCAAAAAGTATATAAAGCCATCATATTATATTATATTATAATACCAATGTGTGGAATTTTTGCGATTCTAAACAATGAAACAGATATTGGACTAATAAACACCGAGTTTATGAAAGGCCAAGGACGTGGACCGGAGTTTTCTAAATTAGATACTTCTTTTATTAAAATGGTACTCGGATTTCATAGGCTTGCTATCAATGGACTAAATCAAGCTTCTAATCAACCACTCATCATTGATGATGTTGTTCTTATTTGCAATGGCGAGATTTACAATTATAAACAATTGTATAAATACATGGATATAGAGCCTAGAACTGGCTCTGATTGTGAAGTCATTATTCATTTATATTTAAAATACGGAATTGAGCAGACACTTACTATGCTTGATGGTGTCTTTGCGTTTGTTTTGTTTGATAATCGTATTACATATAACCTAAATAATAATGTCTATGTAGCTCGTGACCCATATGGTGTTAGACCATTGTATTATCTTACTCAGATAGATGATACTGATTCTTTGACAAAATACGGATTTGCTTCAGAACTCAAATGTTTGGAAAATTTCTATAATAAAAACCCTGCTCAAAATACGATAACTCAATTTACACCAGGCACTTATAGTATTTTCAATTTATCTAATAAAGTTGGCTCTAATTGGGTACCTATACAGGAAAATATTCGCTATTTTATTCCATCCTTTCCTTATAGTTTGGTTGTTGAAGGGAAAAATAAATCTATATTACTATATGAAATATATAAGAATATTTCTTATTATTTATCAAGCGCAGTTGACAAACGTTGCTTGACAACTGAAAGACCTATCGCATGTTTACTTTCCGGCGGTCTAGATAGCAGCTTAATTGCATCTCTTGTTGCAAATTATTACAAGAATAATCATTATGAGCAACCATTAGAAACTTATAGTATTGGGCTTGAAGGTTCTGAAGATTTGAAGTATGCCCGTATTGTTGCTGATTATATTGGTAGCAAACATATAGAAGTCATTGTAACTGAAAAAGAAATGTTTAATGCTATACCAGAAGTGATTTCCAAAATTGAAAGTTATGATACAACCTCTGTTCGTGCCAGTATTGGTAACTATTTATTAGGCAAATACATTGCAGCACATTCTAGTGCCAAGGTAATTTTCAACGGAGATGGTTCTGATGAATTACTCGGCGGCTATCTGTATATGAATAAAAGTCCTGACGATATTGAGTTTGATAGAGAGACGCGCCGACTTTTGAAAGATATTCATTTATTTGATGTGTTGCGT